CTTTGTTTAGCTAGTGATTCCCTTGGTGGTTAAATCCAAGTATAAAGCACCATAACAAGGGACCATTAAGAGTCCAGCAATAAAAAGATTAAAAAGAATCCAGAAATTTTTTTATTTTTTCCACCTCTCTATGCACATAATAAGCGAAAACATGCTTGCGCTACCATTTCACTTAACTAGTCCTATAATTAGGATTGACGTGCGAGTAATTTTCACTTTATGTTCTTCACCAGCTATACAGGGAGAATCTAAGAATGATATTAACCCCGAACCAAGCCAAAGAAATCGGTGAAGCAATGATTGATGCCTCTCAAAAGTGCTTGGAAGATGGTACAGAGCAGTACGTTATTTATCTTGATGAGATTGGAAATGCGGTATGTTTAGCCGCCGACAGTGAGATCCACAGTTGCGGATACAACATAATTGCACATGTATTACAGACCTAATATGATCTGACGTGCGAGTAAATTAGCCCCTTTTCGGGGCTTTTTTTATGTCTTGTTGATATAATAAAAAACCCCCCAATCCAAAGACCAGGGGGTTATCCAACATAGTGAAGAGTGTGAATACGGGAGGATACTCACAAGACAATTCTACCGAATCACTTAGCTAAGTGCAAGCTTTTATTTTAGTATTGACTCAGACTCGATACCACAACTAAGGTCATAGCATCCGCATAACCTAGGGGAGTCGTAGAATGAAGAATATACCATATTTAGAGATGCATGAATTAGTCACAGGCGAGGTTAAATGGGCAGCAAACCCTTCTAAGGCCGTGCGTAATGCTCTTTTGGTTAAACATGAGACATATACCGACAAGAAAGAGGCTGCAAAGCGTTGTCTGGCCTGGGAAGAGGCCTTCCTAGATTATAAGCGTGGTATTGATAGGCAACAGCACATTAGTGAGAACTCTGTTAATGGTCTAGTCGCCGCATATAAAGATACCACTAATTGGAATAGATTATCTGTTAATAGCAAGAATACTTATCAGCAATTAATAGATTATGTAATCAATACCCGCATAGGACGGTCCAATATAACCTTTGGGCAGACCATGCACCACAACATCACTGTAAAAGTGGCTGAAGCCCTACACAAACAACTGTGTCAGGATGTGAGTGAACACCGTGCTAACCATGTATGTAAAGTTCTACGGCGTGTGTGGTTTGTTGGCTTCCGTTTAGGTCTTACACGCTCCAACCCCTTTTCAAAGATGGGTCTAGCCACTCTTCCCTCTAGGGATGTGCGCTGGGAGAAGGAACACATCGATATATTCGTTAAGAAAGCTGACGAAATGGGCATGTGGTCCATCGGTACGTTAGCTTTGATGTGCTACGATCTTTGCCAGCGTATTGGAGACATGCGACAGATGCGTTGGGGTCAGTATGATCTCCAAGGCGACAGCTTCTTCGACTTTGTACAAGAGAAAAGCCGCACAGTACGAAAGCCCCAGGGCCACCTGGTATCTGTTCCCGTGATGAATGAAGAACTCAAGGCACGGCTCGACAGCCTAACCCGTGGTGGCAAGGATGATTTCATTATCCTCAATGAGCGTACAGGTCGGCCCTATACCCGCTGGGCTTACAAGACCGTAGCAGAGGTTCGTGAGGCCGCTGGTCTACCAAAGGAACTCAAGATCTCAGACCTACGGCGTACAGGCGCTACTGAGGCTGGGGAAGCTGGTCTGACAGAGGATGAGATCATGGCACTCACGGGTCACACTTCCCGTGAGGTTGTCAGTGTCTACGTCAAGAAAACCCGCCGCATGGCATCAACCGCAGCAAGAAAGAGGCATGGAAAATGAACAGCGTAAATGAGGCAAGAGCAGCCTTTGAAGAAGAGTTGCAAAAGATAACAAATAAACCTGTGCAACCCGTTACTGAACGCCTGATAGATTTAGTTAAGGCGATAAGAGTGGAGTTAAGAAAAACAGATGGACGGTAGCATTCCCTTACACCTGGAACGTGAACTGGAACTAATTGGGGTACTTAATAGAACCCCATTAGATGATCACGAAGATCTTCCACAACCTAATGTATTTGAATTTAAACATGTCGAACTTGATGAGAATGGAGAACCCCCGTGGTAACTATAACAGCTAAACTTGTTGGCCTAACGCAACCTACAATCAACGTGGATGCAAGTTCGCCAGAAGAACTGATTTCATACGCTGCTAGGGTATCCAATCCATCTAACCAGGCCAACCATAAGACAGCCGCTGGGCTGCTTAAATACTGCATGAAGAACAAGCACTGGTCTGTGTTTGAAATGGCTAATGCTGTTGTAGAGGTAAAGGCTCCTAGGGATATAACCAGGCAGCTATTGCGTCACCGCAGTTTCAGTTTTCAAGAGTTTAGCCAGCGTTACTCAGATGAAATTGAAATGACTGATCGTGAGTATCGTCGGCAAGACAAAAAGAACCGCCAGAACTCTATTGATGATCTAAGTGAAGCGGTTACTAAAAAGGTAAATAACAAGCAGTTACAGGTGCGTACACTTACCTTCGATGTATATCACAAGCTTAGAGAGTATGGTGTAGCCAAAGAGACAGCCCGTGCGCTGCTTCCAGAAGGCCTCACGATGTCTACGCTATACGTCAACGGTACATTGCGCTCATGGCTACACTACCTTGATGTACGGGATGATGAGGGCGTTACGCAGTGGGAACATGTGTTGTTAGCCCGTAAGATCAAAGATGTATTAGCCCCTGCCTTCCCCCTAATTATGGGTGATAACAAACCCCATATCAAATCCATGACAGATGAAGAACGCCAGAGAGCAACTTATCGGGCTATGCAGAATCAATACGGATAAGGGGTGACCCGACCAATTTTAACCAATCCAATCCAATGATACTAGATAAGTTACTGATATCATTGGATTTGGTTGCGGGAGTAGGATTTGAACCTACGACCTTCAGGGTCTGCGAGAGTTATTTAAAAACAATAAGTTATAGTGATTTCAATTAGTTAGGCTACAACTCAATCACTTAACAAAATACCATAGATAGGTATTGACTAAGTTACCATTGGCTGTATCCTACGGACACCCCGTCCAGGGGTGGAATACATAGGGAGCATGTGGGATGGATATTAGTTACCGTGATCAATGGCAGATATTACAATCTATAAATCTTACTGATGGTGAACATAAATCTATAGACTGTCCATTCTGTGGTGGTCGTAGGAAGTTTAGTATATCCAAAGTAGATGGTAAAACTCTGTGGAACTGCTACCGTGCAAGCTGCAATGCTAAAGGTATAAACTCTGGGCCTAGATCTATTGAGGAAGCCAGAGCGTACATGGCGGGTAAAAATAAAACTTCTATAGAACGTAAAACCACCCCCATACCTGCCATGACCACTTCTATAAACAATTACCCTAAAGCAATAGAATATCTTAAATCGGTTAACTCATATGAAGCCTATGAGAAGGGAAGTATCACGGTACGATACGCACCTGGAGAAGATAGAGTCCTATTTTATACAAGAGATAGAGAAGGTGCTGTAGGACGTAACATGAAAGGGTACGGACCTAAGTGGTGGACCTATGGGAATACAACGTCAGGTGTTCATGTTGGTAGAGGTACTACGGCGGTATTAGTAGAGGACGCAGCTTCTGCCTGTGCTGTATCTAGGTGTAACAACATGGTAGGTGTAGCCCTATTGGGTACGAACTTAACTAAAAACCTTATTAAATCCCTAAAAATATATAAAAGATTAATAATTATTCTTGACAATGATGCAAAGCAGAAGGCAATGTCTATGTTACGGGGTTTAGATATGCCCTCAACAATGCGAATAACTAAGTCAGACTTAAAGCTACTAAGTCTACAAGAAATAGAGAGGCTTATACATGAAAATACCTGATATCCATTTAAACAGATTAAAATCTCTGTATAGGTGGTCCTATGTAATTAGTACTGTAAAGGGTAAATCCGTTAGAACTGGCTGTACGTTTATGGCTAAGTGTGACCGTTATGGACCAAGCACAGTCACTGCAATTTGTACATATTTACTTCACCCACACCTTGGCCCCCCGACTGTTTCAGTCTAAAGGAGTCGTGCAGAGGACAACTGCATTATCAACAACCAATCATTTTAAAGGTGTACAATGAAGTTAAGAGCGTTAGTGCTTCTGGATCTAGATATTCCAGACGGGGGTTTTTTAGAAGCCGCAGAGCAACAAAAAGAGTTGCAGAAATGTATAGATGACATTGCTAAAAACAATGAATACATCGGTTACACGGCTATTGATTTGCGTGAGCGTCGAGGGGATACGCAACCAGATCTCAAGAAGATGAAATTTCGACAGACGTAAGTATCTGTTAACACTGCATTAAAACGGAAAAATGGCCCTAGGTTTTACCTGGGGTCTTTTTTTGTCTTGATTACCATTACTATGGTCTTCTATAAAGTGATTGCAGCATCACGCTGTTCTAGCTGAAAGGACCACAAATGGATAAAGCATTGTTGAAGACGCTACTGTCTTCAGAATTCTATCAAGCAAATAAAACAAAAATGAGGCAGTCATTATTCACAGGTAACAATGCAGAGGTTTATAAAACCATTGCTCAAGCACAGGATAAATATGACCAGGACATCAGCACCAATGATATCCTAGCCATATGGGCTACCAACAACCCTGTAGCCACAGTCTCTGAGAAGGAAGACTTTTCCGACACTTTAGTAGAAGTGCGGGAACAAACCCCCCTAACCCCTGAGATAGCACGGGATGTAATTGCTGATCTCTGGCGCAAGGAAACAGGTAGGGATGTTACCAACCTGGGCATTCAAATGGCTGAAGGTCATGTGGATGCTATGGCTAAACTAAAGACCCTTATAGAACGTACATCTGAAGATTACCTGCCAGATGATTTTGGTGACCCCACGACAGATGATTTACATGAGTTACTGGCGCAAGCGAGTGATGATGCACGTTGGAAGTTTAACATCAATCAATTGTCTAGGCAGGTCTACGGTGTTGGCCCCAGTGAGTTTATGATTATCTTTGCTCGACCTGAGACAGGTAAAAGTGCCCTAGCTGTTAGCCTTTGTGCTGCACCAGAAGGTTTCTGTCAGCAAGGTGCAAAGGTTTTGTATATCGGTAATGAAGAAGCAACCCGCCGCACCAAGCTACGGGCAATACAATCCTTCACAGGTATGACTACCTCTGAGATCCAGGCTAACCCTGACATAGCTTCTAGCCGATACTTAGCCATTCGTGACCGTCTAATTATGAAAGATGCCCAGGAATGGGATATGAATATGTTGGATGGATATGTAGCCCGCATTAAGCCTAGTATCCTGGTGATCGACCAATTGGATAAGGTGAACATATCTGGGCAATTTGGCGGTACACATGAGAAGCTTCGTGAGATATATCGCCAAGCCAGGGAATTAGCTAAACGCCATGAGTGCGCCATCATTGCAGTATCCCAAGCCAGCGCAGAAGCAGAGGGTCGTGTACGCCTAGATTTCTCTATGATGGAGAACAGCCGTACTGGTAAGGCAGCGGAAGCAGATCTGATCTGTGGTGTAGGTAAATCATCTGGTGAAGATGATGATGGCCCTGACCCTACTAGGTTCCTGCAAATATCTAAAAACAAATTGTCGGGGTGGCACGGTCAAATAATCTGCAATCTACAAGCCGAAATCACAAGGTATGTAGACTGATGGGCAAACGATCAAACTTTGAAAGAAAGCCCCGTGACTACTATAGAACGCCTATAGAAGCCGCAGAACCTATCAGACCGTTTATTCAAGATGTCCAGACGTTCTGTGAGCCGTGTGCAGGTGATGGCGCATTGATACGATGTCTTCTTACGATGGGCATGACCTGTGTCAGTGCCTTCGACATAGAGCCTCAAAAGATCGGCATCGATGTACTGGACGCCACCCAGCTTGAGGAACATCATCTTAACAATGCAGATGTTATTGTAACGAACCCGCCCTGGGAGCGTTCAATCCTACACCCAATGATAGAAAGGTTTTCAGATCTGCGGCCTACCTGGCTGCTCTTTGATGCTGATTGGGTTCACACAAAACAGGCCATCCCCTTCCTACCAAGACTCAGAAAAATAGTGAGCATTGGACGGGTGAAATGGTTCGATAAAACCGCAGGTAAGGACAATGCCTGTTGGTATCTTTTTGACCGTTACAACGAAAGTTATAACACTAAATTCTACGGGAGAACATAATGCTATCATCGGATTGCACAATACAGGATGTTAAAAACGCTATCCACGACACAAGGAAGTTTATTCCCTATGACGATAGCTTTCATAAAACCTCTGTCAAAACTTTAAATAAATTAGAACTTCTACTGGAGTTCATGGAGATTGGTGGAGAGGGCATAAAGTACCGTGGTGGTAGTGTTGAGATAGATACTAAATATCTCGCAACGCTATCGGGTAAGAAGTGGTGCGTCATAGGTAAAAACTGGTGGTATCCTTACGGTAACCCTACGGACCTTCTTCATAAGTTGCGGGGGTCGGCTGATGCTTAATGAAACTGACCTGCAAGAATTCTATGAAATGCTGGAGAAGAATAAGGCAGCATACAAGAAAGCCCAATCCCCAGAAGTAAAAGATCTTTTGGATGAGCAGCTTGATTTAATAAACGCTTTTATTCTCAATCAAAATAAGATCATCGCTAAGTTAGCGGGGTTTAAGGTATGACTAAAACCCTCGTACTAGATCTGGAAACCACTGTTCAACGGTTTGATGGAAAGATCGACAACAGCCCATTCAATTGCGCAAATAAATGCGTATCGGCACACTTTGGCTGGTTAGGTTGGGATACGGTAGATGAAGTAACCCATCTAGTATTTAACCATAATGAAAAGGATGTTCCTGATAGCCCAGAGCCGTTGCGTCAGGCTTTGTTAGAGGCTGACGTGCTAGTGGCCCATAATGCGAAGTTTGATGTGTTATGGTTAACAGCAATGGGTATGCCCATCCCGCCTACAGTCCGTTGTACAATGATAAATGAGTATATCCTGGCTAAAGGGCAACGTACAAAGCTTTCGTTAAAGGAAACAGCCCAGCGCAGGATGGGTATCGAAGTTGGTATGGCAACCAGTGATGAGCAACCTCACGAATACTTTGAGGATGCTCTGGCATGATTACACAAAAGAAAAGTGATTTAGTCGATGACCTGTTTAAGTCAGGTGTCGGCTTTGAAGCCATGCCCCTGGATGATGTTGTTATCCCTTATGCAGAGGCTGACGTTAAAGCATGTGCAGAGATATATCTTTCGCAGCTAGACGATCTAAACCAAGATCAGAATAAGTCTTTAGATAACATTGTCGTTCTTATGAATGAAATGCTTAAAGTATTGGTCGAGTTTGAAACCAATGGGGTCAAGATAGATCTAGAAACCCTAGATAACA